TGAGTTTTGCAACTCGCGCATCGGCCATAGCGTAGAACCAGGCACCGCAGCTCTCCCTCACGGGAGTTGCAACGCAGGTCTTGTTCTCGTTAATGACCAATCCAGCGGAATGTAACACGTGCACGACTTCTTGTGCCAAATAGTTGGGCACAATAATGTCGTCACCGAAAACCCTACAGCGGAGACGCTGTGCCAGGTAATCGGGCCTTGTATAGGTGTGGTCGCACCACTTTGTTAGGAGCGTCCTTACGGACGGATCCCAATAGCAGCGCGTACCTATACAAAGAGCGAGAAATATGAGACTCTCAAAAGGAAAGCACAATGCATTTCCCATTGTAAAAAGAGTCTCGTAATCCTCTACGATAGATCCATCAGGGAATTGGATTCCACGGGATCTATAGAGTGTTACAAGGCGAAAGACTTCACGGGGTAGGAGCTTCTTAGCTAGCGTTACGCTAACGAGGTCGCTCGCATCCTTAAGATCAATGGTGGCGAAGAAAAGATCGCGCGCCATGTCTTGTGAACGCTCTTGATGACGGAAGTCAATCAAGCGCTTCGCCAATGGATGTTGGTGTACAAGATCGTACACAATCTGCATAAGGCCCTGTTGGGCAAACATGAGCTCTTTAGGCTCAATGCAGATAATACGACGATTTGCGAGGTCTTTTGGGACGACGCAAACACGCGAATAAGGCACGGTATCGATTTCGATATCATCCAAATGACGCTCGTCATCGGGAATATCGATGTGCAGACGATAAATTCTCTCGTCGAGCCCATCGATGTGCCGAAACATCCATTTACCGCTACCAGAGGAGCCATCCTCAACAGCACCAGGTCCATGGCGCCCAAAGGGCTCTGAAGCCCACTGGGCAAGTTGGGGGGCGAGGCGCCCCTCAGGGGAGAAGATATCGGCCAAGAACATTCGTGCGTATTGCACGATTTCGTTCTCGAGCGTGTGCTCCCGGGTGGAGACAATACGCGCCTTGAAGTTTTCAAGAAGCGCAGTCTCATCCACGGACGGTTCAATGTCTTCGACTTTTGAGAAAGCCAAAGTCCACTGACGTATCGAGCGGACCAAACGAGGTAACTCGTCGGAAGACTCGATAAGGCTATAGTCCTTAGCCATCGCAAGACGACAAAGGGTATCGCCATAAGGTAATGCGTAGCCTTTTTCACTGAAGAAAATATGGTACGCATTCCTGAAGCCGTTGGGAATGAACGAGAAAAGGGGATCAGAAAACTTAGAGTCGGCCGTTAGGCGCAACTCGGTATTAATGAGACTCTTCTCGAATGCTTTCCCGAATTCGAGCATCGATCGCACGTAGGCAACGGGATACGTGAGGATCTCGGCTAACACACAATCTAAACGCTCACGAGAAAACAGTGACCCATGGAGAGTCAACAAATCAGTTGATAAACCTGAATAGAAAGGGTAGATTAGGTCCTGTTTGAAGTTACTCATAAGGTACCCGCTTTCTGTTATGAATGTGTTCTACCACCCCCCGATAATTCGGAGGATATCCAAGAGTTTTGACTCGGGGATACGCCCCCCGTTCGCGCTAACATAAGCGTGAGCAAACCAGCCAAGCGCCGCCAGTGAGGCGGGCCTAAGAAACCTTAAGCGTTCTCGCCTGGCTCTATGCCTAGGCTTACGGTACGCGGGTTTCAACGATGGCTGTCGCATTGACAGTTGTCGCGGACCCTGCCGCGCCGTCGGTGAAAAGGCTCCCAACCATCACGAGGAGCTCTATAAGCTCAGTGTTCGTGATGTTAGCATTATCCTTCGGTATCGACAGGTCGACAAGTACCTGACCCGTGGCAAGTTTGCCAGTGTCGGTATTCCGATCCGTGCGATATATCCGAATCTTCATGTGGTCGTTGGAGGTCGAGCTCGGAGGGGTTAAAACCCTCTGAACTTCAAGACCGAACGGCTGAGAAGACGGACGGCCGGAGACGATGTATTTCGCTCCGAACTCCGACGAAGAGACGATGCTGAATACGACCGAGTTGGTCGTATCCTTTTTGAGAGTGAGGGTGGAAGAAGGCATAAGAAAGCCCCTTTCTGAGTAGCAGTGAGTGGTTCAGCGAAACAGCTTTTGAAGTATTAAAGCTATTCCGGATACGGTTTGAGCCGTACTAAGTCCCTGTGAAAAACATACAGCCCGAATATCCTCGAGATTGGAGAAACCGGCTGATCTCTGGTAGCTAGTGTAGACACCCGCTGTAGCAGAGCGCGAGCAAGTATTGCCAACGCACTGATAGGCAGGGTTCCAAATAGCACCATAGACCCATGATGGGGGTGGAAGTTTCCACTCGATCATGTAGTCGATCTTCAGTTTGGAACTGAAGACAAGATCAGTCGCTCCAAGCACGCTTAACCGTGAGAGGTCGAATGTGGACGTAAGCCCACGCAAGTTGACGAACCAGTCAACTACGAAGCTATACGGCATCGCCTCCCAGAGGGTAGTGAAGAGATCGTCTGCGGTAAGTCCATACGCATGGAAAATGCGATAAAACTTATCCAGAGTGTTGAGCTGCCGATACATCTGTCGACAGCCTATGCGATAGGTGACTTCTGCCTTACCGGGTTTTACCCGGACCCAATTGAATGGGCCACCGTAAGGATAGGAGCCATACCAGTCGCTCTCCCACTGGTGTTCTGTATATCCACCTGGATATACATACTCGGGCAAGTCAACGGTCAGCCGGGAACCGGCTGAGTAACGCTGGGACAGTGAGTCCTTGAGTTCTTGGTGCGCAGGGGTAAAGACGTCGGCAGTGGTCTTACAAAATGACCGAATGTCGTACATCAGTGCCTGCCATCCATACTTGAACTCAAGATGATAGTCTGCGGCTCTTCGGGCGAAGTGCGCTAAGCTTTTCGTGCCTTTTAAACGCCGAAGGTAAGACCTTCTAAAGCGTTTCGAAGCAATTAAGCTTGCAAAACTATTACTCAAGAGAGAGAACGGATTGCTCATCATCTGAGCGGTCTTGACGACCTCTAATAGAGTGACGCCCAAGAGGGAACCATTCTGAATAGCACCGTTCAGCTGTCCTACGAGATTGTGCAAATACTCACCTAGATCGGGCTCGGGGAGAGCCAAATAACCAGGCCACCACTGGATACTACAACGTAGAGGTGTCGTCCTCTGAAACGGATCAGGGGCCCAACTGTACAAACTCTGAAATTTTTGTTCAGAGAAGTCAGAGGCTCCATGATTCGTGAGGTGGACACATGCGTTGATAGCACGGCGGTGACCCTTGGGAGTAACGGTATCTTGGAGGGACGAACAAGACCTGTACCCGTTCACGCCGCCAGTTGGATCGCCGAGTGTAAACATTCCATTTTGGATCCAGGAATGTCCGCTCGAGCCGGACAACTGACAAGTGCGATCGGAAGGTTCAAACCTTGTTCTAACTCTAGACACGGCATACCTCGCAACTAGGGGACCTAGAGATAGGGTGAAAATTTTCAGGAGCTCATTCGAGCT